AGTGGGAAAAATCTTACTGGAAAATATATGAACAAGCGCTCACTGAAGAGCCTCTTGTTGCCCCTGTCGGGCTCCCTGAACCTTTAAAAGTCAGGGTCATCAGTAAAGGACCACCCATGTTGTACACTTTCCTCAAACCAGTCCAAAAATGGTTGTGGGGTGTTCTCAAGAAACACGACGTGTTTGCACTGATAGGAAGGTACGTCCTTCCTGATGATGTGAACCGGGTGCTTGGGGTTTTAGACGAAAATGACGAAGCTGTGTCAGGCGACTATGTCGCGAGTACAAATAGACTCCACAGCTGGGTTTCGGAATGTATATGTGACCGTTTGATGTGCCACATACTGGCCAATGAGGACCATATGTCCAAGTTCCCAGTTAATTTCCATGCAACCCTAAAGAGCTTTATGTTGAAAGCCTTGACAAAACACATCTTTGTTGATGAGTCTGGAATTCGTAAGAACCAGACTGAGGGACAACTTATGGGATCAATTGTATCCTTCCCTGTTTTATGTCTTGCTAACGCTGCTCTTTGTCGTTATTCGCTCGAGGAGGCTACCCTCTCTCACAGTTTGACTAAAAAAGTCTTCCATGTTAATAATCATGGTGAACATCCTGCACCATTGTTGATCAATGGGGATGATTGTCTGTTGAGAGGTAGGGTTGGTTACCTTCGTCCCATTTGGGAGGGTATCTGTAAAACTGCCGGTCTTGAGTCTTCAATTGGAAAGACGTATTTTTCACGTCAATTCTGTACCATCAATTCTACCATCTTTGTATGGTCCCCAGACGATTCATCCTGGGTTGAAGCCAAATATATTAACCTCGGACTCATGAAGGGTCTTAAGAGGATTGGCGCGGGTAAAAAGAAGGTCTCCTCTCAGGTTGGAATACACCAACTTGGCACAATAGCCAGAGAGTTAAAGAGAACCTGTCCCGAGAATTTGTGGTCAGTTGTGAAGAGTCGTTTTATCTACTACAACTCGATTGAACTCAATCGCTATCCTGGTCTTCCCTGGTTTGTTCCAGAGTGGCTTGGTGGAGTGGGTTTACCTCTCGATAAGAAAGATGAGGTTACCCCTTTAGATAGGTGTGCTGCCACCGCGATCAAATTTAAATTTAATGATCCGAAGTGGACACCTATACTCCCCAAAGACGCAGCGATGTGGTTGATGCACCAGAGAGTCATGAAAGACTTGCCTCAAAAAGAGGTTGCACATTATCATAATGTTGACAACCATGGAGATATTCAGTCTCTGGAGGACAATTGGTCGGGCCTTTATAAAGCCATGACGATCAATCTCTTGATGAAGGACCCTCTCGAATCATTATATGACGAGCTTGACGATAATAAGTCGGTCCATCGTGCAATACGGCGAAATGCCGACATCTGGTCTAAAGCCAGGGCTGTTAATTGTCAGCCTATATCCGATGAGGACATGATGTACGAGCAGAAGGCGTTGTATGTTCCCTGTAAAGTGGTCAGTGGAGACCACCCTTTCGATCTTTACTGTTTTCGTGAAGATTGGGATGAGTCGGCCTAATAAGGTCTGGGACTCAAAGCCTGGCGAGGAACGTGTGGGAGAAGGAACTCCCAAGATGTCTCTAAAACATCCACAGTAAGGAGGATGCCTTGTGGTGGCCTCCTGTGGTTGATGAACGGAATGAATTTATACCTTAAGTGGTTATCACAATTGTCTCATACGAGTTCAAGGCTTAAACCTTGCAATAGAGTGATCTTCGTTCAGATGCCAATCTGTCCC